TCAATCACGGTTTTGGAAGCGTCCTGAGCAGCCTTATCAGCAGCTGTCTTGTCGGCTTCAAGTTCTTCCGGGCTTTTTCCGGCGCCCTCATCCGTCTTTATTGGATCGTCAACAATAGCCGGTGCTTCTCCCAAAGCCTCCAGCTCTTCTTTGCTGAATTCCTCTTTTGCAAAATCTCCCGGTCCCATAATTCCTCTCCTTCAATCGCATGGCCTTACGGTTGCCACGGTAACCGGTATCTCAGACATTTAAAGCCCGTCCGGAAGGCATAAAAAAAAGACGGCAACCCTTTCGGATTAGCCGCCTTTAATTTCGTGTGGTGATTGAAACGTAAGCTGTTATTTAATAAGTTCCTGTAACATCCTTTCAATGCCCTTGAGGGCTTTTAATATCTCAATGATAATTTTCTTCTGCACGTCCGTCATGCCCTACCCTTTTACAACTTTCTTCTGTCATTACGAGCCGCGCCTCGCGCGGCGTGGTAATCCCATGTCTTGCGAGATTGCCACGGCTCCCAAGGGTCGCCTCGCAATGACAATTTTTTAATGTCCTCCGCTGGCGGAGGTGGCGCAACGCGCCGGAGGTGGAAACGCTTTCAATACTGCCATATTCCTACCCCTTTATATTCCCGCTTCTGGCAACCATCATCTGCATCTGCTGCTGTTTCTCCTGCTGCAACATTATCTTTGCCTTGTCCGCATTCGGGTCATCAATGTAATCAAGTGCTATCTCAGGCGGATAAATACCGGCCTTCACCATTTCCATAGCATCCAGCCGTTTCGCCATCCTGTTTGTCGGTGTCGTAGAACCGGCGACAATCTTGATATGCAGACCTTCCAGATCAATCGGCGGGTCTTTGGTAATGTCCGCCGGACGAACCTGATCTACAGCCGCGATCCACTTGGCCTGAATATCGTTGGGATCGGGCGGAACGGTCTCTCCCGTATTAGGGTCAATCTGCTTGTCCTTTTCAGGCTGCCAGTTGCTTACTTCATCCGGATCAATCAGACGCTCCCACATCTGGCGGGGCCAGTGACGAAGCATCAAAGCAAATATAACCTTTGCCGTTTTCTCAATGGTTGATTCCACCACGCCTAAGAACGGCGTTGACATCATTCCCGCCTGATCCTGAAGGGCGATAACCAGCTTGCCGGAATCAACGCCCGGCGGAAGCTTCCCCTTCATGACTTCCTGCATATCGAATTCATCATTGAGAGCCACCTCGTCGCGCTGCTCCATCGCCATCAGTTCTGAAGAAGTCGTACCTGGCAGCAATCGCGAAGGCGGAAACGGAGCGTCTTTGGGAACCTTCAGACTGTCGCCGTACTTGGGGTCGTTCTCCCACTTGCAGCCCTCAGTCATCATGACAGGCGCGTCAATGTTTTTTGAAATGACATAAACCGTCTGCGTGCGGCGTTTATTGCGGCTCTTTGATATTTCGATTGCCCTGTAAGTCGGCCCTACAAAATAGCCGCTATAGGAACGGTCATGGCCTATTAACAGCTTCGGAATAACCGGATCACCGTCGGAATCCAGACCGTAAGGATTTGTTTCTTCGGAGATAAGTTTCTTTCCCACAATAATACGCTGTTTTCTGACTTCGGTAACTTTCTCTTTGTAAGTGGCATCCAGGCCGAATTGCTTCAATTCTTCCACGGCGGCTTTAGCTTCCTTGCTCGTATCAAAATCAAACTTCTCGACGGCGGACGTCTGCGGGTTAACCGTCATAACGGAGTAGGCTTTCTCCTTCTTGATCAGCCACGCTTCTATCTCATAAACATCTGCGTCCTCGGCGGGATCGTTCTCAACGCGGCTGTCCTTGTCCTCTGAGGTCTGCATGCGGGCGTATTCGTCCTCTCCGGGGTGACCGGCGGAAGATTCACCCTCCTCTGAATCCATCGGAACCATGTTAAACTCAAGGTCGTCATCCGTGACATCGTAATTGGCTTTGGCATATTCCCGCGTAATCAGATGAGCCTTGATAATATGCGAATCCACCTTTGTGGCAAGCCGGGACTTCTTGTCGAAATAGTAATCCAGCGGATTATCGGAGAGGAAAATAATCTTTCCGAACTTGCCTTTGGATTCATCGAACTTGACATCGATCACGCCAAGCGAACCCGTCTTGCATTCCTTCACCACATCAAACAAGACTTCGCCGCCGTTATTCTGCCCCCACACAAAATCGAACCCGCGCTTGAGCAGCTCCGCAACGTACAAATCAGACGAACCTATGGGCTTGACATTAATCCCCGGCTTATTGGCCGTAGCCACTGCCGCAGACCCCTGAATCCCCTTACTTACATCATTGATTGCAATAGGAATCTGCCCGCGATTAATCATCTGATTCTTTTCATCGTCAGACCACAAGGCGTCCTTTTTCCCCCAGGCCACTTCCCAACCGCGCTTATAGACCTGTTTCTCCCAATCCTGACGGTCGGTGTCTTCCTTATACCGTTTCAAAAGGCGATAGACTTCAACAACCTTATCATCCGCGCCGGATTCCTGTATTTTCTTGATATTGATTCCCGAAGTGGGAGTTATAGATGTCTTGTCTTGATTTTCCATGTTTACCTGTTAAATATCAACTTTTTGTATTGTTCTCCGTGTTTCATCAATAGCGGCATTAATCGCGTCCAGCGATCCCTTTAACATTGCGAAATATTCAGGATAAGATCGGACGATTTCTTTAGTACGGTCACCTTCTTCCGCTTCCAGTGGACTCATAATGATTAGCCGGTTTAATTTATCTCCCGCGAATTTACTTAAATCGTTTGCTTTGTCCCTCATTCTTTCGCATAAATTTTTAATGTCCTCTGCCGCTGATACTCTTGTCGCTGAAACACATCCTGTCTGTACTTGTCCGTTCATAATTCCTCCCTTTTTTCTCCCGTTAAGTTTTATAATTTCCAGGCACAAATGATGTTGCCTGCTGATATTTATACGCGAAAGCTACCATGAACCGCTGCCACATCAAAAGAGCGCCTTCCCCGATAACCTCAACATGAATCTCTCCCTGCTGCTGCTCAAAGAACGCATCCAATACCGTAAATTTTATGACCGCCAGTTGCCTGTCTGATAAATCCTTCAGACGGTAATTCGGCGTCCGAATATAAACATACCGGTCATAATACGGATTGATCGCCAGCGGAGAACACTCTGCGATTTTGTACCCCACAACGACACCGTCACATTCAACCGTCATAATCGCATCCGGGTCTTTCTTGCGGTAAAGTCCCTTGGCCATCATAATGTCCGCGCTCTCGTTGGGATGTTCCACCGTGTGCCGTAATTCGTTACAGGCTTCAAGCAAACGGCCATCAAGTTTAACGACTTCCTTTGTGCGCTCTAATCGCTGCTTATGCGTCAACTTGCCCATATTTCCCCCTCTTTCTTTTCTTCGGCTTGCCGGGCTCTCCAACCGCTCACAGGCAAAGGAATCTTTTCGCACATCGGCAGATAAAAATCGCCATGGAGAGCAAGCGCCGCCGCGATCACGCAATCATCATGAAATCCGCTATCCGCGCCCAGCTTTTCCTTTTCTTCATCCTTGATAAAAGTAGCGCACTCCCCCAGCAAATATCGGCAATAGACCGGCCTGTGAGTTGCCAGATACGATTTAAGAGAGCCGCACACAAGCTGCTTAGCTTCGGTGGTCTCTAGAAAACCGTATTGCTTTGTCATCACCTTGCCGATCGAATCGATTTTCTCTTTGACGTAAAGATTAGCTTTGAGCGTGATAAGCCTGTCAATCGTAGTTATGCCAGCGCCGTTTCTCTCCGGAACGATCAGCGCGTTTTCATAATAGCGCGAGAGATTAAAAAGCCTGTCCCCCCACTTGTACGAATCAATCTCATTGCTCCGCATGCGTGCGACAAACTCTTTTTTGAAGCGATCATAGACATAAGCCACGGAATAATCCTGCTTCAATCCCTCCCCGATATCAGAGCCGATACAATAGCGGTATTTCCAGTGGAGCTGATCCCAGCTATCCGTCAGGAAATACGGGAAACGCCAGAGCTCGGTAATTCCCTGCGGATTCTCGATAAAATCAATATCTTTTGTCTTTTTATCAACCAGAACGCTTCCAGTGGTCCCGGCCTGCAAATATTTATGATCTTCGAGAACTCCCATGAAGAAACACGTGTCAAGAGACGCCTCAAACGAGCAATAATATTCCTGCTTGATCTTTGATTCAGACATACCGGATTCGCGTTCAGCCTGGATCATTCCGGCGGTGATGACATCCGTGTCATCGACAGTGAGTAATTCACAGAACCATTCTTTGTTATTTTTCGCCATTTCGTACAATTCAAAACCGTGGTTCCTTCCCCTGGGCGTGTAATTAAAAAGCGCCCAGCCCCCATTCTCCGTCAAAATAGGCCGTATTAAATCCCATGCCACGGGATTCTGTAAACTGTACTCCGAAAAAACGCACCCGACGGGATTAGTTCCCATGATCGCGTCGATGTTATCCGTCCCGATGATCTGAAAAAGCGATCCGCACTTTAACTTGATTTTCATTTCACTTTGGTTGGTGTTCTCACGTATCTCTTCTGGAATATGATCCATGTACTTAAAGCCGGCCCTGTCTATTCCGTCCCAAAGAACTTTTCTTCCCTGGTTGTAGGTGGGGAAGAAATAGTAGTATGTCCCGACACGCTTATGGGCTTCTTTCACGATTAGATTGAGCAGGGTTTTATCTTTCCCTGATCGCCTATGCCACACAGCCACCCCGCGTAGATAGCCGTTTTCTAGGCAATCGCAGAGGGGTATTTGATATTCTCTTGGTGTGTAGTTATGTGGCAGATCAACTCTCATTTCTTAGGCCTTGGCTCCCCAAATCTATCAATAATGTTGATAGTTAAACCTGCCTCCGCGCCATGCCCCGCGCTTATTTTGTCCGGGGATATCTTCGACTTTAGTTCGCTTAAAATCAACTTGCGGGCATCCACACGGAGTTTAGAGCGGGTGATATGCTCCTTGTCAACAAACGGCTTTCCCTTATCGTCAAAGGCAACATCAAGGCTTTCATCGTCGGCAATTTCCAGTATTTCCTCCGCTAAAACCGCGTACTGCTCTTCTTTCGCTCGCGCGTATTGCTCCGCAAATTCTTTATCATTGAGCCATTCCATGACTGTGGACAGATCAGGTACGCCATCCATAGATTTTGATAATTCCTTGAGAATACTGCGGACAGATTTGTTTGACGCGGCAATCATATTACAGATTGCTTTTTGAATTTCGAGTTTATCAGGTTTAGAAGTCCGTCCTTTTTTCATGGCTGCACTATAAACCCTGATTTTTGTGATTTCTTTGGCTGGCTCTGGTTGGGTCTGGGCGGTTCTCAAACGGCAGTTAAAGGACTTGACAAGGTATTTTGCGGGTAAGACCGGGTAAGAATTAACGCGCAGCGCGGACATTTATGTCCGCTATCAAACCGGTCTGAAGACCCGGACTACGTTTTGCATCAACAATCGTAAAGAGTGATTTGAGGATTACGATTTGAAAGACGTGAAGATCGCTCACGAATCTATGTCAATAACCAACGAAGAGCTTTTTCTTCGCTGCTCCCAACGTATACGTTAGCTTCGCTATTTACCGCCATATTCTCCGCAAACTTATTTATGTGCTCCGGCCTTCTAAGCATGGCTAACTTGAATTTATTTCCGAATATAGTGGCAACCAGCGCGCCGAGATAGAACTTTTGCATATCCCTCACATTAGGTAAATTGAACGCATCGACAAGAATTCTTGCGCGTTTGTTTTCTTCTGACAACTTCTTGACGGTCATTATTGTGTTATTAATATCGGCAATATGGGCGAATGGATTCCCCTCCCCGGAGAGAGTAATCTTCAGGTATTCATCAAAGACTTCAAATGATAATTGAGGATTCAATATTACCTCCGTCGCGCACTTAAGACATGTGATCTTTTTGTGGAACTAATACTCTGCACGGTACTGATAATCTTAAATCACTACATTAATTATATTATAATCAAGAGTCTTGTAATTCATATGTAAAATAAATATCACTATCGCCTGATGAAATACTCCTAACCTGTCTCACAACAGTTTTCTTCCCGAAAATTTTAAGGGCCTTTTGAAAGTAACCCATGAGAAGTTTTTCGAAGTAATAATGTCTGATTTGAAGCCTGGTGATTTTGAGATGAACGACGTTGTTCTCGAATTTTGTGATAACTATACCTTCGTCAAAATAGGTCGACCAGAGTTTAGTTAGTACCGATTCAACGAAGAGCTTTATATCCTTTTTGAGCAGATAAGATGTGTATGGGCCTTCCGACGACAGGACGAATTGAGCGGCTACCTTCCCGAACGTCACGTACTGCATCATATCGTTGTCGAAAAATTCCTTAATCATCTCGTCAAGAAAAAGGATGAATTTATCCATCGGAACGGGAGTAATGGCCCAAATTGTATTGCTGAAAAATTTGTCCTTTGCCTTAAGTTTGGATGTAAAAGAGTTCCAGCGTTCCTCGCCGAAAACTTTAACGATAGCAGCTTTTCCTATAAGAAAAATGAAGCCTTTTACATTCATATCGAAACCTCCCGGAAATGCCTATGTGGATTAAATAAATTATTTTTATTACCAGAATCAATTGGGGAAACTTTATTTTTGATAAACTCAGGTTTATTAGATTTTAGTTGCCGTGAGACGTAATAATAAAGTTTCTCCATTTTCTTGCTGGGGTAGAATTCCACACCAAACTCATAAAACTCATTCTCATTGATGACTTTACTCCATTTTTGTATATCAATTTAATATTAGCTTACATACGGCCATCGCTATTCAAATGCTAATGCTTTATCTCCTGACAGTATCTGATGGGTGCCGTCACGATGAAAAAGAATGCGCTTGAAGCATGCTACAACTTCCGGGTTAAACTGCT